AGAAACAATAAGTAAAATCTCAATTAGGAATTATTTTAATAGAGTCCGTCTATTAAATATTCACAATATTATTTCTCATATCGCTAAGGTCACCGCGAGAAACAATAAGTAAAATCTCAATTAGGAATTTTTGTTCTCATATCTCTAAGGTCACCACAAGAAACAATAAGTAAAATCTCAATTAGGAATTATTTTTAATAGAGTCCGTCTATTAAATATCGTGAATATTTAACTACTGAAAATTAAAATCACGTGATACAAAAAAATTGTTATAAAAAGAAGTCCCGGGCAATAAAAACTCAGAAAGTTTTAATCGAGGATTAAAAACAAAAAAGCATTCAATATGGATGGCATTGTTGACGCTCGAGCGTATCGTGTGAACAGACCTAGCGTTCAGGCTAGAGTACAAAATTCTGCTCCAAAGAAAAGAGTGACTATAGATCCTGTTGTTCAACAATATCAATTCAAGCAGACTCAGCAAGAGCCGAGCTATCAACCATCTCAAGTCCAAGTTGAGACTCCACAAAGACAAGAGACTACCACATCCACAACTATTTATCAAGTTCAAGTTGGAGTTCAGCAATCTGCGCCTCAACAGAATAGCCCGGTAGAAAAATATGCGACGAATGCTAGCCGTCCTGCTGCTAGGTTTTTCGCCAAGAACTCGGAATAAAACACACTAAATGATAAATAGCCGAGCAAAAAATCGTAAATCCAAATAAGATTTACGATAATAAAAACAAGGGTGACTACCGATAATAAAAAATTCGAATATAGTAATGCTAAACAATATACACCGTCGTATTCGGATAACAGAAGAAAACAAAATCGCAAATTCAAATAAGATCTACCGATAATAAAAACAGAGGTGACTATTGATAATAAAAACAGAGGTGACTATTGATAATAAAAACAGAGGTGACTATTGATAAAAAATAAATTCGATAAAAATGGTTAAATTCGAATATAGTAATGCTAAACAATATGCATTGTCATACATCGTGATACTTATCATAATCGTTATTGTTCTGATTTATGTCAGATTACAGCAACGAAAAGAGCAAGTCACAAGTAACGGTCGAAAGAAAGGAGACGGAAACGGAGATGCTTATTATTTAGGTAGGGGAAGTATGGATGATTCTACGGCTGAATTACTGGATAGAATAGAATGGTCGAGTTATTTGACTGCTAGAATAACTAATTGGCATAGAGTATTTATGATTTCTATTATTATAACTGCTTTAATAGTCGTGTTCGTCATGAGAAAACTTCCGTCTCCAGGAGTAGCTATATTATTATTTTTTACTATATTCATTCCTATTTATGCAGTTCATCAGTTTAAGTATGTCCACGGTGATGTATATAACGATTACTATATCAAAAATAATGTAGAACTGCTAAGAAAGAAATTAGGAGTAAATAAGCATCATCCAAAAGAACCAAGAGATGATAATATACCAGACAGAGTAAATGTCATGAACATGTAGTTTTTCATTTGTTAGGAGAAAATAAAATTACGTAATAAAATTATACAACAAAAAAGATAGTAAACTCGACGAAATGGGTGAATTTCTAAAATCTAACATAGTAGGGATAGTTATATATGTAATAATTATAGTAGTTTTAATATTTATTCTGATTATGGAGTATAAGGATATTAACTGTAAAGCAGGTGGAGGACAATGTGGAAAAGGTTGGGGAAGAGCATACTCTGCTGGAAGACCAGAGAAAGATGATAATTTTAAAACATTGCTAGAGAAAGCTAAGTCTACCTCCAGATATGAAATAAATTCCATTTTCTGGAGGAGAGCATTCATAGCTGCAATAATTAGCGCCTTTCTTATTTTATTTATTCTCAAAAGTAAATGCCCATCTGGAATAACGCTGGGATATAGTTTCTTGATAATTTATATAGTTATGTACCTAACATTTACTCTGTTTCAACAATGGGTAACAAAGCCAGCTCTTAAGCAGATGGAACAAATTCTAGAACACCTCAAAAAGCAACACGAATCCAAACACTAAATGGTAACGTATTGAGACACAAGAATTAAATAAAATAAAGTTCTCAAATAAAAAATATTTGAAGACGCAAAAATTAATATAGATCCAAAGATGGCCGATGGGAAGAAACCATCAGGGCTGAAGTCTATTTTGATCGTGATACTCATAATTGTAGTCCTAATACTTATTATAATATGGGTTATTACGATTAAGGTGATGCAACTTGGCAGATATTGGAGAATGAAAGATACTAGCAATTTGTATCATTTAAGTCTAAAATATCCATCCCTTCCTAGGGCAAGCGAACATAGAGTTGTGATATCTTTCACAACTATTCCTGATAGGATCAAATATCTCGGACCTACTCTTGCATCAATCTTTGATCAAACAGTAAAAGTAGATGAGATTTGTCTTAATGTACCCTTTATTAGTCGTAAAGGTTTGAAATACAAAATACCAAAATGGCTTCAACAACTCAAAGGAGTAACTATATATAGAGTAGAGAAAGACGAAGGTCCAGGTACAAAATTATTGCCTACATTGAGAAGAGAAAGAGACAGAACAGTTGAACGAACAGAACATGGCCATGGATTTAGCATGTTTCATGATACTAGAATAATAGCCATAGACGATGACAATATTTATCATCCTGATACTATTTGTCACTTGGTTGATACATTCGAAGACAATATTTCTAGAGGAAGGATATCAGCGATGAGCAATTATGGTCTGATTTTGGACAGATCAGGAAAGATTCCAGGAATCAAACATAGAGCTGATGCTATGTTCTGCGGACAACGAGAAATAGATTTGCTACAAGGATTTAGTGGATTTATAGTTACTCCATCTATGTTTCCTGAAAGAGCTTATGAAATCAAAGATTGTCCAGATGAAGCTATATCAGTTGATGATATCTGGTTTAGTGGTTGGTTGAAGCTAAATGGAATTCCTATAGAATCTACGGGAAGCATTTACATGAGATTTCCACAAATGAATAATGGAAAAATGAGGAAGACACCGGCACTAGCAAAGAATGAAAACAAGAACTTCGTCACTGATCAAATAGTAGTTGATTGGCTCATCAATGATATGGGATTTCCCCTCGTAAGAAGAGGCCAATTGTTGTGCGAATAAACGTCCTACAGGACACAATAAAAAGAAGAAGAAAATAACTCTCCTCTGGAGTTATTTACATATAAGGTTGTGTCTAGAAAAATAAAAGACAACAAATAAAGATACGCTCTGAAAATGGGAAACGAACTAATTACTCAGAATGAACCTTTATTTACATATAAGGTTGTGTCTAGAAAAATAAAAGACAACAAATAAGGATACACTCTGAAAATGGGAAACGAACTAATTACTCAGAACGAACCAGAAGAAGAATCTGACGATGAATTAATTAGAGAAGAACAACCTAGAGATGGAATACAGACATTAACAGAATTGACAGCTAGACTAGCCACTCTTAGTAAAGAAGATCTTCTCTTTGCATCTGAGGCTTTATCTGAAGCTGCGGAGTTAAATAGAATAGGATGGAGATGGTTTCATAAACCTTACAGTGAGCAACTAGAAATACCAGATATTACTTCACCCAAAGACGTTTATGTAATAACAGTAAACGAGATCGAATCATTTTTGCACTATAAAGGAGAGGATATCGATTTTGATAACAGATATTGTGGTTATAGATTAGTAAAATTCAACTGTAGTATAAATACCTTAGTTATTAGATGTAGTCTAAAAGCTGATCATTTGTATCCACCATATGGACCTCTATTGTTAAAGAAACTATTATTTCACAAAGTCGAAACCCTAATTTTTGAGTCCATAAATATAGCTGATAATTATATTCCATTAGCTTTTGATAATTATCCAACAGGCAAAATTCCTATAACGATTAAGAACCTCATATTTCAAGATTGTTCATTAGAATCCAATTTCTTAAATTATTGGACTAAACGTAGTGATGCAGACAAACGAGAATATAATCTAACCAAAATAGGATTCGTTAATTGCACTAATGAAAGTCCCGGACTTGTAGATACACTCACTATAAATATGAGGACAAATTATAATATAAGAAAATTTATATACGTTGACGATAGCGCTGTTGCTACTGTAAAACTCTTTGAAGAGCGAAAGAAAAACAGACCGGCCGAAGATGCCATGACTCGTAAATTCATAAATTTCGTAAAAGAAGCGAGGATCAAAGAATCTCATTTTCTCACAGAACTAGAAGATTATTTCAGAAGAAATAAAGATGCCTATGCTAAATGTGAAGGATGCGTTCGTCTCATACTTTTAGCAAATAGGTACAGTAAAGGAAATGTATTTAATATTCTACCTGTAGATCTCGCAAGACAAATAGCTAAAATGATTTGGGCTAGCGCGGGCACAAAAATTTGGACCTATAATATAAACTTAGATTTTCTGGAAGGTGATTTAGCAGAATTTCTCTGATAAAAAATATAAATGGAATAAAGACATGAAAGGACATATATAAAGCTAAATGCGTTATATAAAAAACATATGGATAAATCAGTAACTTTAGAGAAATGGTTTCACAAACCTAACGAAGAACATCCAGAAATTCCGGATCTAACTATTCCTAGACTCAAATATAAGATACATGTAGATAACATTAAAGATTTCTTAAGTTACAATGGAGAAGAAATAGATTTCAAAGATAGATATATTAAAGGTCATTTGGTAAAATTTATATGTCCCATATATGAATTCATAATTCATGGACGTATTATCGGAGTTTCTTTAATACATGATCCAGATATGTTATTGTTATTAGACAAATTACAAATATACAATATTAAACATCTAAGATTTGAGTCTTTGAGAATACATATGACATATCTTAATCTTAATCCAGTATTGGATAACAAAGAATATCCTATTGGCAACTTTGATATCAAAATTGAATCTCTATCTTTTCATGAATGTTCGGCAGGAACAGAATTCTTAGATTTTTGGACTAAAAGTAATAGAGACAATGGCATAGAATATAGATTAAAATATATAGAATTTACTAGTTTTGGGATGACTTATAAAGATATTGAGATTATCCATAAAAATATGCGGACTAACTATGTTCTCTTAGGCATATTATGGAGAGCTAAAACAGAACAGCCAGACTGTGAGTTTAGCTCAAGTTTGAAACCGCAAAAAGATAAATGGAAATCAGAGGTGGATGTTTACTTGAAAAGAAATCAAGATGCGTATGAAAGATGCAGAACTGGAACCTTTCTTCCAATGTTTGCAAATCGATATTCTAGGGAAAATGTATTCAATATTTTACCTGTAGATGTTGTGAGAATAATCTCTAGGCTAATATGGAATAGCAGAGGTATGAAAATCTGGATACGCGAATAAAAGTAGATAAAAAATGAATTTATATAAAGCTATATATGGCTTTATAAAACGGGATAAATAGACAGAATAGATAAAAACATATGGATAAATCAGTAACGAAGAGAAAACATTATTGGTTTCACAAACCTAACGAAGAACATCCAGAGATACCAGATATAACTATACCTAGAGATTTATATGTGGTGAAAACTTGCGATCTCGATGCATTTCTGGAGTACAAGGGAGAAGAAGTGGTAAATTTTGATGATAGATATCATGGTTACAGATTAGTGAAATTCAATTGTCAAATAAAGGAATTAATGGTTCATGTATCTACAGTAAGTAATACTATATACTTTCATAATATTATGTTATTAATGGGTAAATTATTAGTACACAAAACTGAAGCTCTTACGTTTAAATTTATGTATATCGACGATGTAACAAATGTTACTGGTTGGTATCCTAGAGGAAATCTACCTATTACAATTAAAACTTTGGGTTTTAGCGGATGTAAGATCGGATCCGAATTCTTAGATTTTTTTACAAAGAGCAATAAAGACGGAGGTATAGGATATAATCTGACGACTATAGAGTTTTCAGATTGTTGTGTAACTCACGATAATGTTGACACTATGTGTAATAATCTAAAAACCAATTACGTATTACACTATGTTATACGTAGGAACATATCTGAGAATGAATCCATACTTAACGAGCAACTTCATGCGATATTTTCAGAGAAAAATTCTTGGTCTAAAATAGATAATCTATTTATTGAAATAGACGACTACATGAAGAGAAATAGAGATGGCTACGAGAAATGTAGAAGATCTACTTTACTTCCTTTACTAGCTCATAGGTTTTCTTCAGGAAGCATATTTAGCGTTTTAGGCGTAGATGTTACAAGACTAATAGCTAAAAAGATATGGAATAGCAGAGGAACTAAGGTATGGTGTTATGGTATAGATTTAGATTTCTTAGAAGGAGACTTAGAAGAATTTCTCGTTGATAAAGAAGAACCGGAAAAATGAAAAATTATTTCTTCTAACAAGAAAGAGAAACGCTAGAATATATTAGAGAATGGATGTTCCCAACGGACAAAAGAATAGACTTGATAGTCTATCGGCTTCGACTGTGTTGTCTCTTTTTAAGACAATGACTTCAGAACAAAGACGGGATGCTCTTCTAGCTTTAGCTGAAAACTTGACGAAAGAAGAGGCTATCCTTTGCCAAGAAGGATTTAGAGAAAAGATCGATAAAGGAGTTGTGAAAGATGATATGCTTATTCACTATGCTCTAATCTGTAATGATCTTGGAGAATTTCTAATCGATTCAGAAGCGATCAACCGTATGCATATGAGATGCGACGATTATTTAGGCGGAAGCGATAATTGCCAACTCGTATTTATTAATTACAAACCTATTGATGATCCCTCCGCGGAAGAAATGACGTGTTTCGGAACTGTTGCACTACATGGGGCTAATATAATTGAATCTCCAGATTTTAACGCTGTTTATGTTGAGCTCAGCAAGAAACTTGTTATAAACAAATTAGCGTGTGTTTGCTTCAAATTAGACACTACAGGAATTCATGATCCTATAACCGGTATAGCGAAAAAGCTTATACACGGTCCTTTTCATATGAATATTATAAGATATTTAATAGATTTATGCATAGAATCTAATCCGACCTATGAACATTCTAGTCTTAGTTATTATGATCCTAGAGTGCAGAAGATAATAGAGATGGGGCGAGACGGATATATAGTTTATCGTTTTGATATTGAAGTTGATGGTCAAAAGAAGCATGTTGCCATAGTAGATCGCCCAAAGTAGCTCTCAGGGTGGCTTCAAAAATAAAAAATTATGTTAATCCTATAATTAACATAAATAACTTCATATAAAGCCAAATATAATATAAATAAAAACAATGGGTGATAGCGATGAAGATCAACAAACCAATAATGAAAGACGTAGACAAAACCATAGTCACGCAAGCGAAGACAATGATCATATGTTTATGGTGAAAGGTTACGATTTTGTTAATCCTGAAACTAGAGAAGATCCCGAAAATGCCGAACGCTTAAAAATGCTATCTATGTTTCTATCTGGGTTTAGACCTCAGAGCACAATTAGGTTAGTTGAATTGAAGAGAATAGGCTATAGGTGGTTTCATAAACCTGACTATCAAAGTACAGAATACTTAGAAAGACTTTTGAACGCGTCACCGCTAGATATAACAACTCCAAAGGAAGTATATGTAATAAGTGTAACACATTTGCACGATTTTTCAGATTATAAAGACGAAAAAATAGAAAATTTTGATGATAGATATGTAGACTTTCGTTTGGTAAAATTCACATGTAATATACATACATTAGTTGTTCACGGCGGTCTAGTTGGCAATTGTTTGTATTTTTCTAGCATTCCGAGTTTAATTAACAAACTTCTGATAAATAATGTAGAAGTATTATCTCTGAAATCTTTGCATATAGACAATATCCCATATAAGAAAAATCTTTACCCCGCAGGAAAGTTTCCTATTAGAATTAAACATTTAGCATTCAGAAAATGTAAAATAGGTAATGAATTCTTAGATTTTTGGACTAAATATGGCGAAGATAATACTAACATAAAGAACGACACAGATTATAAACTAACAAAGTTAGAGTTCTCTAACTGTATTTTAAGTTATGAAAATGTCGATACAATAAGAAAGAACTTAAGAACAAATTATATTGTAAGAGAATTGATATATAGTTACGATCGTAAAAATAAACTTATATCTACCGATATAGTATTAAATGGCAGTTATAATCCAAAGATTAATATTAGCGAATTATTTATTGAGATTGACATTTATAGATTATTCATCGAAATTGATGGATACATGAAAAGAAATAGAGAAGGATATGAAAAATGTAAGAAAGCTATTTTGTTTCTTTTACTAGCAAATAGACATGATAGAAATAATTTATTTAATACTTTGCCCGTAGATGTTATGAGACTAATATGTAAAAAGATTTGGTCTGCTAGAGGATCTAAAATTTGGACATACAATATAAGTTTAGATTTCTTGGAGGAAGACTTAGCGGAATTCATGTAAATAAAATGTCGGATGTTATTGTCGAGATCCATAAAAGCTAAAATGTTAGTTCCGTATGTATTTCCTAAAATTAAAAAGTCTGTTTTAGACCAAAAAGCCAATATTGGCTCGAATTTCACCCGCGTATTAGTAAAATTCAGCTTGGAAATAATAAAAATATAATGAAAATTAGCTTTTTTGAAACATTTAGTGTTTCAAAACTTAAGAAATATTGTAATATAACTCACGATTATTTCTGTATTTTTACTAACACACGTCGTTCTTAATTTTATCAAAATACAAAATTAACCTAATTTTATGAGTTACAAGCTGTAATATTATTCCTAAATTTTACTAATACGCGCGACCCTCATCGTTTTGCTAGTTCGGGTTGTTGTTTTTGTGGCTTAAGAAAAACAAAAAAATAGGTTTTGGTCATTAAATGAAATTTCACCCACGTATTAGTAAAAAATTAGAATCCAGAAACAGAATAAATATCATAAATTATATGATATTTCAGCATTGAACTCAAAAATTACAATAATAAATCGGAGACCTATGCCAGCTCATTTTATTTTTTACTAACAATGTAATTCGCGGTCTTTTTACGCTTATAATATTTAATAAGCAACACGCAAATGATAATTTTAATAACCAATAATACCAGACATATTATTATTTTTTTCTGATTACAAAATAAATACGTATAAAATCCAGTATCTTTGCCCGACCATGATGATCCTCCTAACAATCTAATATATCCTCCTTCAGAGCAACAAGGTTTTTCATCACATATAGTACATGGTATTATTAGTTCTCTCTTTATAGGTTTCAGTAAATGTTCGTTGCTAGCATATCTGTTATTTATTGCCTTTGTGAACATCATGGGACCAGTGGAGTTTACCACTTTGAGATGTTTTCCGATATGCCATGGTTTATTAGGTATCTTCATATTTTCTAGGAAGTCTAACATAACTTTTAATTTAGGTTTAGCTGCAAAAAACGCATTAGTATATACTTCCCCCAGAATAGCAGAACCGACAACGTATAGATCTTTATCATCATAAAATATATTATCAAGACATTTCACTATTTCTAAATCCAAATCCAAATATAATCCACCGTGTACATAAAGCCACATATATCTAATAGCATCAGCTCTTTGTATCGGATATTCGAATGCCTTGAAATATTTCAAAAAATCAGGAAAATACTTAGTCACAAACTCATAGTTATCATCGTCTGTCATTAGGGTATATTTCCAATGAGGCATAAACTTGAAAATAGCTTTTTGACTGGCTACCCAATAATCAGGAAGTTTGTTAGTTTTCCATGTTTGCATAATATTCATAGGTATTTTTACAGTCGAAGATTCGAAAAATCCGACTGACATTTTTTATGATAGCTCCAAATATCTTAAATGCTCGCGACCGAACAACATTTCAAAATAAATATGTAATTTAAATTGCATGCAACGTCGGAGTTTTTATGTAAATTTTAAAATATCCCTGGTCCCACGGCTGAATGGTACATAAATAAAAATTGAAATTTAATCATTTTAAATTTCAAAATAAAACGGCAGAAGCCTGACCATTTTCTCGACGACACCCTATATTTCCAATCGTGATCTGAATTCATTCTCTGATGTACGGCAATCATGTGGAAGATTTTGTCAGGCAAAGATTTACAGCCCAGAAACATCTTGTGACTATATTGACTTATCAAGGAGTTCCTAGAGAAGTATTGAGATTCATGGATCCGGCAAATACGGAGGAATACAAAATAAACTGGGGATTCAGGGTAGCTAGAAGTTCTGATTTGGAAAAGGAATATGTGGAATTCGAAAGGGATGGAAGTCCTGAGATTGTGAGATACGAATATTCTCCCAGGAATTTCTTGAACTTTTATGTTTCTTATTTGGCGCCTAGCGACAAGACAAAAGCAAAAATAACTAAAAGCAGAATAGAGGCAGAATTGACCGCATTATTACACCGACAAGGCGTTATGGGTGACCAAGAAAAATACAACAAAGATAACAGAGACAAAATCAGAGTCCTACCCGGAGTGCATATGATATTTGCTTCTAAATTAAAATTAGACGGAGCTGCCAAAAATCTGATTACAGATACCAATTCTTTGTTGGAGTTTCCTATACGTCATTTTAGTTTAGATGAGCTTCAGTTTGATCCAACTATTCATGCTATGGCTCCAAAGAGAATGGCTGTAGCTAGTTATGATGAAGTACGTGGATTGATAGAACGACAGAAAGGACTGAAGCTCGGTCGTTACCGGTTAGTACCTGATTTTCAAGAACAATATGATTCAAAAGAAACCTATTCAGAAAAGAGCGATTATGCAAATGAAACAGACGAAGAAATATTAGACAAGCTTCAAACCATAAATACTACCGACCCTATGGTTAAATGGCGTGGATATAAGTTAAATGATGTTATCATGATTGAAAGAAGAATAGGAAACAGCAGATTCGGATACAGACGAGTTGTTCATGCAGACAGAGTAGTCAAACCTCCAAAAGTCAAAGAGCACAGCACTAATAAGTAAAAAACTCACGTAAGACGTTTACAAACACCAAAAAACTTTAAATGATTGATATAAATCAATCATTTACACTAATGAGTAAAAAAAACTCATGTAAGACGTTTACCAAAAGTCAAAGAGCATAGTACTAATAAGTAAAAAACTCACATTGGACGTTTACAAAAGCCAAAAAAAACTTTGAATGATTGATTTATGTCAATCATTTGCATCAGACGCCGGGTGACTTTACAGTTATTTCTATATATTTATTCGAGGTTAAACCTTGGCAATTTCTTTCGCATATCGGCAAGTGCACCAGATCTTTCATTCGAAATAATATCTATTATTTCATTTACTGTAACATCTGCAGGTTCATATTTAATATTCCATTCGTTATCTCCTATGTAGTATCTGCTTATTTCTTTGGGTACGGGCAAACCCGGAAATTTCTCATTTCCATAATAAACTATAGGGTCATATTTATCGCTTTTATATAATTCTAGTTGACATCCCGTTAGTTTAAATATGCTTAGCACCGTAAAAATGCACCCTAAATTATATGGTCTATAAACACTAATATTGTTAATTCGAATATGATCCAAAAACAAAGACAATAAACAGGGATTAGGTATGTACCATGGATTATTATTCATTATATCTATCAAATATGGATCCAACCTGAAAGATATATTGCCTAATTTGCTAGTATCATTCCCTTCTATCTTTCCGCAAGTATAGTATTCTGTAAAATTTTGTTTTATGAGCGCTTCAAGGAACTCATCCGTCACTCTTATCAATTTTTGATTCACAAGAAATATATAAATACTTATGCTTTCACGTAATAATTCTTGTTCATAAGACCCACCATTATATATAGAAGTTAAATGTGGAATAAGCCGTATATTATTATATTTTACACTGTAAATTTTGAATAATTTTGTTATGACTAATTTATTGTTGCGCATTCCTAAGTCCCGATACATAGATCTTAATATTGTTATAGTATCGAATTTGATTGGATCTATACTATCAAATAATTCCATGTAGTCATCGATAGTCAAATCTAACTCTTTTGTATGGTATCCTGGAATATAGGTGTAAAATCTATGAGCATCGTTATACGTACTTTTTAGAAATAAACTATTTGGGTCGTCTGTTATGACTTTCTTGAAGAATTTCATCATCATTCTAGGATAATTATCACATACATAAGTATATAGCTCTTGTAGAATCTTTAATTTAAATGCTGACGGATCTTTGATTATCAACTCGTGTGGATCATTCTCTGAAATATATCTTTCTAAATATAGCGTGTAAAAAGCATCTAAATATTTATAAACATCGAGGAAACTAGAAAAATTCTTATAGGCGAACGCGATACAATCCTCATATGAGATATTTTCTGGTGGTAATGTATCAGGATTTACGACTGGCCATTTTAATATATAACCGCCGTTATTTTTCGAAGACGCTTGCGTACCGTGTATTCTATCTCTCATATAATTTTCCTGCTTCTGTTGAGGTGTTTCTTTAGGCCCCTTTCTTGGAATTTTCTCTATAGTAAATCCCTCTTTCAAAAGGTAAGTTCTGGCTCTAGTGCTTGTTGAAAGGAGGGTTAGAGATGTTTCTCTCCATAATATTTTGCCTCTTATTTTTTCTTTGATAGTGGCTATCTCTTTTTCTAGCGCTTCTTGCTTATGCTTCTTATTGTCCTTTTTTTCTGGCTTTGTTTGTCCTGTTATTTGGACATAAAAAGAATCTTGGCAATCCATTTTCGATCCGGTATTTTTATCCTCTGGTGGCTGAAACAAAATTCTCTCTTTTTCGATTCGACTTTTCTTTTTCGGCCACGATTTAAAATCATTTAAGGTAAAAGGAACCAGAAATAAAAGCTCAAGATAGAAACATATACTTAGATAAAAATGGATCAGCAGTCAGACGATGGACCAAAAGAAGAGACGGTAAAGCTCGGAGTTAGCGAATCCAATAGAGGAACTCCACAAGCCGGTCAGGTTCTTTCATTGAGAAGACAAAATACACCTAGCATGAATTCAATCTCGGGTCATCAAATGGATCAACTCCCGAAAAATACCGGAGTGAATATTCTGACGGATGTGAAAACTATCCAAGATATAATGGCTAAGCTTGAGCAGATGGGAATCCAACTAAGATATCTTTTGTATTTTGCCTATAGTGACAAACAAGTTGCAGCCTTGATGTATTGTGTCACTATTCATGGACAATATGTTATAGTAGAACCTCCACCGAATATTATAGTGCAAAATGGAACAATGAGTGTTAATTTTCAAAGAGTTGGTGTTCTTCCTACTAATATAATAGAACAATTCGCATCAGAACTATCTACGATATATACTGGATACGCTTATATTTGTGGTGGTGGAATTCATTACGTGAAATCACCGAAAGCCGAACCTGTCTTTTATGGATATGACGATTATCCCATGGCTAAAGCAGTTTTTGATATTAAAAAGTATCATTATATTTTAATTCCGGCAGTACCATTTGTAAATCTCATAGAACCAGCCAGATTGAATACTATCGAGGCTTATATCAATGCTGTTTCTGGAGATGATATTTTACAACAAGTTATGGTAAAATCAGGATTAGAAAAACTCTTTACAATGAAAGGTCCATTTACTGTATTTATGCCTAATAGTACAAAATTGGCTGAATTGTTATCTATGGATTCAGATAAACTAAAAGCTATAATTTTAGCTCATGTAATAATAGGAAGAATCGAATCAATACCAACTGTTGTTGACAAATCAAAACAGTTGAGATCATCGACTACCACGGAAAGTTTAACCGATCCGAATTCTATGTCTGTCTTGGGATCAGAAACGTTGGAGTTTACCTCAATAGCGCAAAACAAAATAATCGTCCAAAAACTAAACGGCGTCATAACAAAAGTCTCATCTGCCATACCAAAATCTAATACCGCTAATTCAAATCAAGTTAACTCAAGTAGTGTAAGATCAGCGGCGAAGAAATACAATGGTATACTTTATATTATCGATACTGTATTTTCACCCATAAATGATACTTTCCGTATGCCAGAAAAGAGCGATATTGATGATGTTGTAACTGTCTTTGATATAAATAAGAGTACGATGGAAATAAGAAGAGCCCAGTACGCAATAAATAGCAAGAATCAGCAATCTATGTTTGAAATACTAGTAAACATCGGAGAAATATCCGCCAAATTGAACTCAGATATAATAAATAAGTCTTTCCACGAAGGACAAAATCTACTTCAAGATTCTAATTTACTATTGAATATGTTTTATACCCGAGAAGTTCCTTGTAGCGATCTCTGTGTAGAAATGGATCAAGTTGCAGAGACTGTAAAGAAGGAGAACGAGGAATTCGAAAATATCTTGAGAGTATCAAACAAATTGGCAGCAATGAAAGTTCCTCTAGAAAAAGTATTATTGAAATTGGCAAGAATGGACCAAAAACTACACATCAAAGAACAAGATCCATACACAGAAGACAAATAAAAATAGAGCAGAAGACAATAAATTGATGTTGATATAACTCCGAATTAGAGTTATATAAATATATTGGTTCAATGTATCAATAACAAAAATGGTAGGATTAATATAGGAGATATAGCCATCAATATATCTAAAGGTATTATATTAAACATTATGAAAATGACAAATAGCCAAACCGCCAATAATATATTCATCGATAAATTGACCTATTGATCAAAATGTAGAGGATTTTTATTTAACTTCGTATAGAGTTAAATTTTCTTTTTTATTATTGTAACTTACGTATTCTTAGAGATTATCATCACTCCTGTCATTTCAAACTGTAGTGGATTTAACTCCATATAGAGTTAATTTTTATTATTGTAACCTATGTATTCTTAGAGATTATCATCACTCCTGTCGTTTCTCATCATTATGAATAATCAAATAGACCCAAATTTTCTTTTTTATTATTGTAACCTGTCTATTCTTAGAGATTATCATCACTCCTGTCGTTTCTCATCATTATTAATAACCAAATACAAAGGATTGGAAATAATAGATCAGGTAACAAACCAACTATGTAAAATATAACACAAATTATCCAAATTGCATATTCTAATAGATTCCTAGCAACAGGTCTGAAACCTGATATAATTTTTATTAGTAAGAGTGTGATTGGAACACCTATCCATAGAAGTATCATTTATCCGCTTTCTATTTTTTATCGGATTTTCTACTGATTTTTGTAATTTAACTCTGTAGAGAGTTAAATCTTCGTTTTTATATCCCGTTTATCGCCTGGCAGTACTTGTCATCTTAAGACGACTGTCATATTTCAACATTATTAGTAAAAATAATATAAAGGCCATAAACAGTAGAAGAGTCTGCTCAAATTCTAAAATTAAAGTGAGTGCAACAAACAAAATCGTATAATTCATATATTCTAGTACGGCCTTTATTGGAGGACTTAAATCTGTTAAGAGCGTAATCAATAATATTATGAATGGAACAATTAACAGTAATATCATTTAATAGGTTTCGTCTTGATTTTTCTACTGATTTTTTTAATTTAACTCTGGTAGAGAGTTAAATTTCCTTTTTATATCCCATGCGTGATTTTTTATTGGTCGTCATCATCTCTGTGCCGATGCTTATATAAAATAGCCATAACGAGCCAAACGACAAGAATCACCAAAATAACAATGGCGACTATGATCAAAATAGTTCTCCAAACGTGAGGTTGAGAAAAGTAACCATATCCGCCGGGAGAAGAAGGAGACAAACCACCCTCATCTACAAACACTCGAGGACCAAACAATCCTTCTCTAGTATATTGTCCTTGAGAACTTTCGTATCGTCCGCCGCTTCCGAGTACAGAAGGACCTCTCTCGATAGTTCCTGTGCTATTTCCAACTTGTCTTGCAGACATCTTGTTCGATTTTCAATTTGTCTTTTATCTTCGATAGTTTTTATTTTGCGATCGAAAAAGAAACTCACGAAAAACGGAAAACAACAGAAAATAGGTTTTTGATATTTATTGGACACACATTAAAAAGAGACATTGATACAAGTCACAAAGATGGCCATGACAATACGCGTTCCAGATGCCAATGATCCCAATGGTGCAAACTTTGTTAACTGGCTCTTGAGTATTTTAGTAAAAGAAAAGGTTGTTAACATGGGTACAGCTACTGAGAAAATGTATGGATTGACAAAAGATGATATGGGAAATCTAAGAGTTCCTTTCTCTTTTGCTAAACAAACTCTTGGCTTTCAGAGCCTAAATTATAATCAATTACCCAGAAGAAATATCAGCTGCAATATAGTACTGGGAGCTGGCGGAAAAGATTTTCAGATACCCACTTATAAGATGATGGTTCAAACTATAATAGAGCAAGGATCATGCTTTCTGTCACTGCAATGTTCAGGCGGAAAAACTATGCTAGCCGTTAAGTTGTTCGCGGAGCTGGGAATAAAGGCTGCGGTAGTAACAGATGCAATATTAATTTTTCCCCAATGGGTCAAGGTATTAAAAGAAACGACTAATGCAAGAATAGCAGAGATAAAATCTCCTGTAGATGTATTACCCGAAGCAGATATCTATGTTATGATGATAACGGCTTGCAAAAAGATACACCCTAAGGTTTTAGAACCTATTAAACTACTACTGGTGGACGAGGCTACATATTTTTGCACAAATAAGCGTATACCCGCTCTTCTTAATTTCACTCCATGTTACACCCTCGGTCTATGTGCGGAGATAAAAAGGACAGATGGAATGCATTATTTTCTTCCACTATTTTTCGGTCCAAAAGTAATAAGAAGAATATCAGACAAACCGTTCATGGTTTACAGAGTAGAGACTACCTTCAAACCTGTTATTCAATACATGAAAAGAAAAGGAACTTTAGATTGGAATACGGTATTAGACTCCATTGCAAATAATGAAGAGAGGAATAACAAAATAGTCAACCTATGTAGAAGCATGCCTGACTCAAAAATAATTATAGGCACAAAGAGAAAAGATCAAGCCAATTATCTATTTAATGCCTTGAAACAATGTGGAGAGTCAGTTGCGATTTTGATAGAGAGTATGAAAAGTTTCCCACAATGTAGAATATTAGTCGGCATCTACAGCAAAATGGGCAAAGGAGTAGATGTTAAGAATTTATGCACAGACTGGGAAGGAGAAGTATTCGATGTAGCAATATTAGCGGCAGATTTATGCAATCCTGAACAATTTGTAGGTCGGGTCTTCAGACATGACAATCCAATTATTTATGATATAGTTGATGATTTCACAACATTAAGAAAGCATTTTGACAAGGAGAGACTACCCTGGTATATAAGCCGTCGTGGAACGATCGTTAGAACCATACTGCAATAGTCTAAATAAAAACGATAATAAAATAAATCAAAAAGAAAATAAATCAAAAAGAGAAAGAAAAATCTCGTTCAGACTACGACTAAACTCGAGTAGAAATGGATTCGCAACCGAAATTGACAAGAGAATTATTTCTCGACAAATATGATTCTCTCATGGCATTCGAACGAACTTCTGTCTTTGACATGAAAGATATCTGGAAGATGAACGGAGATGTAGATTACGATCGTGAATACCTATCATCTGCAAATTTACCTTACAAGCAAAACGACCCTCTTTATATGAAAATGATTCATCGTTATAGGACTTGTAATTTTCGTCCAGCTCAATTTTATTACCAAATAGATCCAACAAATCAATTCAAATTCATAAGAGCAAGATTCGATAATATTAGTAATGATTCAAAACAACTAAATGGCCATTTGAGACATCATATAATAACATTTTTAGCATGGATTAGTAATATGAAAGGACCATATGATATCAGAGATCTTGTAACTCGTCATAAAATTGAAGAAACATTGGGTGTCGTCGGATGGACTTTGCTCTGGAATACTACGCCTATCACATTCTTTTTCAAGTTATCGGAATCCGCCCAAGAAGAACTAATTCAAGAATATAACACAAAAGAAATGATCTTTGACAATAATCCAATTAGTACCTCTTTGTTATCGATGTTTACTGGAAATCAAGTTGAAATAGAAAGAGCTGACGCCACTGTTAGTTTAGGAGAATTTAGGCAGCTACTCCAGCAGCAAATAATGGATTTGGAATCGATGGATATCAGTCAAAGAATCGAGGCTTCAGATTCTGACTCCGACTAATGGCCCGCCAATCATCAATCAAAAAACGCTAATAAAAAATCGGAAAAATACAAATAAAATTTGACTTCAATATTTGAAGTCAATATGGAGACTTGCATAAAACAACCAATAACAGACGAAGTCAAAATGGAGACTCCGGTCATGGAATTATTTAGAATACTAAATACTCTCGGAGGAGTAGCTATCAGTGATGAAGATATAAAAATTATAGAGAGATTAATTACTGTAGACAAGGCTGATGTAAATGCAAGAGATGACATGAATTGGACTCCATTATTATATATTGCGGCTGGTTCGAGTTCATCATGGCGCAAACGCGAGTCTCAAATCTTAGGAAAACTTTTAATAGATAATAAAGCTGATGTTAATGCAAAATGGACTTACGGACAAACTCCTCTAATGTTTACTGTTAGGAATCTAGACTTATGTAAGTCTTTAGTAGAAAACAAAGCTAATTTATATATGATGTCAGGTAAATGGACCCCTTTAATATATGCTTCTGTATATGCAAATGCATGTTTAAGATGTTCCCCTTGTATTGAAAATCACGATTTAATGAAGTATTATGTACAAGAAATGATGAAACCCGATTCCACCTTAGCCGTTTTGCTTTTAGGAATTAAGAAATATCGCAACAGCCCATTATTGAAGTATATAGACATACATATGATGACAAAAGTAACAAGACAAATTAGAAATGCGAGGAAACAAAACTTACGCGTCCAAACAGAATCTATAGAAAATAAAGATATTAGAGACATGTTGACGAGTGAAATGCTTAAAGTTTTGCTGCCAAACATAACAATCAAATGAAATAACAAGAAAGCGAAAAAGATCAGATGAAAGATAGCGGGTAAGCGAAAAAGATCGGATGAGAGATAACAAGTAAGCGAAAAAGAATTATAACACTCATGGATAGTGTTATAGTGAGATGTTTATTTAGATTTATATGTTTAACATAAAATCCGTGTATTGATTAGTAGCTGACGGAAGTTCTGGTTTTGGATGTACATTTTTAGCTTTTCTCAATAGCAACGTGTTCTTGCTATAACTAGTAAATATATTTGTTATGTCACTCATAATCAAAATATGTTTGTATCTTTGATATTTAGTTGCTAATTCAGGATTTTGCAATATATTTGTTGCTGATATTAACCTAGTTTGCTGATCATTGTTTCCTTGATTGTTGTTTCTGTCTATAACATACAATCCCTTTTTGGTTATTATAAACATCCTTTTCATATCTAATATATCCTGTCTATCTATTCCTGACTGGCTCATTTGATTTGTGTCAAATACAGTCATTCTACCTGGATTTCCAGTTTTAATATTCATATTAACATCGTAGAGATTCCCGAAATTATCCAAAATAGTGACATAACTAATACCATTAGCATCATACCCGGTAGATGTTACTTTATCTATATCAGTTATTTCATCTATAGCTTCTAAATAATAATCGCCATCTAGTGTAGGTTTATACCATTCAGATTCTTTCCTCTTCTTTCCAGCTTGCCCCTTGGCCGTCAATCTTTCAGCATATACTTTAGTTTTCAACCTATTGTCTATACTTATAGCTAAAAGTCCTACCTTATTACAAAATATCTTAATAAACGTAGCTTTGTTTGCCATGGGTACAGTTAATCTATTATCTTGAAGATACTCGGAAGTATATACATATTCTCCTAGTCCCGTATGTCTCTCACTGAATCTTATAGTTTTTCCCATGACATCTTCAGTCTCTTGACGTCTTTCATTACTTTTCTTTATATTCAAAGATTGTCTAGTATGCTCATTGTTACCTATTATCCATATTTTTCCATTCTGATCGAGAATAAAAATATCCTTATCTGCGGCTATATCTCGAGCGTCGCCAAATATCTTTGTCACGATTTCATGTCCACTAGATCCACCAATGACAGCTTCTACATCGGCGTATTTAGATTTCTCATTAGATAATAAATATGATGATGCCAACAACACCGGAGTTTGAAAACTAGCTGATATTTTTAACGTATTAGGTCTATCAGAATATGCGGTAGCTACTTCGCTGGCACTAACATCTAGTTCATGTTTGTATCTTCCTTTAGGATATATCTCTCTCTTCTTGTAGATTCTCCTAACGTCTCCCCTAATTGTTAGGAGTACAATATAATTATAGGATTCATACGCTTGATAAACATTATCAAAAGGCATTCCATCTCTATCTATTAAAAGAATCCAATCGTTTTCTTTTATTCGTCCCTCATTACTGTTTACTGAACTTCTATAATAAGAAACTCCATACGATGAGCCTCCATAATTAGAAAATGACCATTCGTCTTTGCCGTATTTCCACAATTCGTAACCGAAATCTATACTTTTTAGGAATTTCAATCTGCCATCAACATCTTTATAATTCTTAGCATCTGTTATTTGAGTCTCATGATAAATTATACTATCTGCAGTTCTAACAATTATACCATCAATATCTGTTTCTTTTTGAATCTTAAATTTAAGCATATCGCTATCCGTAGATCCATATTTTCTACCATTTATAGATGTTAAAATTGGATATTTAGTTCCCAAAGATTGAGTTGCTATATGATTGCTAAATATATCTTGTCCAGCGTTTATTTCGTTTAGTTCTCTTATGGATCTTCCAGTTGCTGTCTCCAATCTTTTCATGGCAGCATCTATAGGAGCTATAATAACATAAAGGTTTTTCCACGATTCTTTTATTTGAGGGGTATTATATAACAGTTTAGCAAACATCGTTGCCCCATTAGTATTTAGCCAATCTACAATTTGTGCTATCATTTCCTCGACTCTCCATGAGAATCTAGGTTGTTTATATTCTAGTTGATTTATAAACGTGGGTTGTTGTGGTATATCGGCCATAAGAGGTGCTTGTTGTGGTATATCGGCCATAAGAGGTGCTTGTTGTGGTATATTGGCCATAAGAGGTGCTTGTTGTGGTATATTGGCCATAAGAGGTGCTTGTTGTGGTATTACTTTTGGGGGAGCATATGATATTTTCATCTGATCCTTTTTATTTCGATCCTTTTTTATGACGTTCTTTTTTAATAGTGTCCTTTTTATTTACAAAAATAAGTAAATAAACCGTTTCCTCTGGATTGATTATTCGGCCAATATCGTTATATACCCGTATCGCACAGCATCGCCCACGATTATTTGTTTTACGACATATGGGAGTTCATATCTTTGGAGTCCACCATCATAAGTTGTAGTATATACATTTCCATCTCGGTCCAGAAGAAATATGTTTGGATAACTTCCCGTTTCTGCAGTAAATGATACGAACGGTATATTTAACGAAAATACTTGTTTATGTGTTCCGAATATCGTCGGTTCTTCTATTATTATTTCTTTGACTGGGTTAGGTATTTTGCCAGATCGTATTTTGGTATTGTCTGTTGTGACTTCCCCAGATTCATCCAAGAAATAGTTACCATTATCTTCTATAGTTAACACGTCGATAGTACCCGAAGGAACAGGCCTAGACCATCTAGAATGTCGATCGAAACCATTGCCAGTAATCATATATCTAATACCTTGAGCGTCTTCACATAAAATCGTACGATCTGGTTGGCAGATATTTATACATTTATATCCAGAAAAGTTTACATTATCTATATATCCTTTTCTATCTTCTGGTATTTCTAGGTAATCTCGAAATCTACCATAATAACTTTCGTAAACTTTGCCATCGGCTGTCATAACCACGGTTTTGTCTGAATAACATTTAACTTTAACAGCATTTTCTATAGATTTGACCATTATAGGAAAACGCGTGAACTGACCGTTCTCTTCCAATTCAGCCGCATTTATTCCTAATGACCCATTATCATTCGAACCAAACATCCATAATCGACCATTCATATCTATAACAGCCGAATGACCTACATTGCAACTAAGATATTTGGCATTCGGTATATTTTTAATGGGAGTGGGTATTGAAACATAATAAAGATCTACATCCCAATTTCCTATTCCTAACTTTCCGCCTTGTGTACCTCCGAGAGCCCATGCCTTATTGTCTATATCGATAAATAGAATAGTGGTATTTGAATAGTCGACGAATTTTATTTTCTTCTGTGTTGGTACCAAAGCCAAAAGATCTCGTACGGGGTAACCATAACCTCTGTTTAGGAACTCGTCAAGATATTTCGCATTTGTAAATAATCTATATCCGCTATGCATTTCTACATAATAATCTCTTGCTGATTTGCCATCAGGAAATGGACCTCTTATTTGAAATTCTTTCCATAACATTCTATCAAATATAGTTACTCCTTCTTGATTTACCGAGTCGCACCATTCATTAAGCGTAAAATTAGTCAAACATAAACCTACAAGATCCTTTCCTGTTATTTGTTCCGTATTTATCATATACATCAATATAGATGTTGGTAATTTGTTGAAGTCACTTTTTGATCTTACATTAGATAAGGTATCCACTTCTGTTTGATAAATTATCACGATATTTATTATCCAAATCTGAGTTTGGTTAATCTCGTAACTTGTTATGACTTCGTTATCTGTGAGATGAGCTCTGGCGCTTTCAGTCAAATGTCTATATAACACATCTATGAATACATTTGATTTCAATAACTCTAATATAGGTTTATTTAAAGTAGTTGATAAATTGTTAAATGCTTGATCAGACGGAGCAAATATCACACTATAATTTCCATCTGACTTATATAATCTCGGAATGTTATAAAGTAGAGCAGCAAATGTGGAGGCACCATTTTGCTTTAATGACTCAGTTATTTCATCAAATTTGTTCGGTGGCTCCATTTTCTACGATTAAATGCCTTTTATGGGTGGGTTAGCTTTTATATATTTGATTTTTATTTAGAAATCAAATACTGGAATTTTTGTTTGGAGTCTTGTTTGGAGTCATTAGAAGCTTATTTGGCGTGGAAACATATTAGCATCCATGCATCTCCAAGTAATTTGGACTGTCAGAACTTTGACTATTTTGATTTTGACTATTCCGATTTTGACTATTTTGATCTTGGCTGCCATTTGAATTTTGACTATCATTTGAGTTTCGACTATTATTAAATCTATTTGGACTATATAAACAGCCTCCTATAGACATATGTGCTAATTGACCCGGTGATTCATTTTTACATCCCCAACATGTAGATTCATCGGTAATGATAGGTTTATTAATCACAGGTACATTAGACGTATTTGGCAATAATTTTATGTCAGTAACAACATAAGTTCCAATATTTTCATCTTTTAATTGTATTGCTATAACATCCATTATATTTTCACCATCATTAACATAAAATTGTATAGTGTGTGATAAATTATGAATACTACGACTTTTAACTGTAGCTTGTACAGCCCGTCTTGACATCGTCTTTGGGTGATCGTCTCTTGGGGTTTTGTTTTATATGGCTTAAAAAAGATTTAAATATTTGGTTTTTGCTAATTAAAAACAACAAAGTGAATTACTAATGGAGAAACTGAAAGCTACATGTCTTAGATGCAAAGAATCATATCCACAAACCGAGTTCGCCAGAAAGGATATTATAAAGAAAAATGGAAAACTAGCGGCTAAACCTGGTAAAACATTAATATGTCATGATTGCGGCAATGGTTCAAATATATCAGTAGAAAGACATGCTAAAATAGCTCAAGAAAAACTAGATCTTGAAATTCGAAACTGGGAATCCAATCGTATGATAGAATCTTTCGAAGATCATTGTCGAGAACTAGCAGAAGGATACTATCAGCCATGGTTGAGATCTGATTCGATGGGTCGAACATTCAAAGATAAAGGAAGAGTTTCTTGGGATGACATCAAAGATCAAGTCAGCATTTACCGGTTGCAAATATCCCGTGAAAGAGGCCCAGGTTATTTTGTCAAATTAAGCAGAGACCAGAACAAATCATTTTAACTACAAGCACTATCCGACATAGACCTCATCAAAAACAACATTCGATTTTATCAAAATATAAAGAAAAACTGAAGGCCCGGGTTATTTTGTCAAATTAAGTAGAGACCAGAAATCAATCAGGCTTATAATAAACCAAAAAAAATCCATTCTTTTGCCTGTAAATTAATATATTACCCATGACAAAACGAATCATCGAAAGAAATCAGCCAGGCTTATAATAAACCAAACCAAAAAACATAAATCTTAACAACTAAGATTTATATACCCAAAACTTGGATAAATACATGTGTTTAAAAATCCCATATAATATAACGATCGCGAATTTATGTTTGATTATAGACTCGATAGGGATTCTGACAAAAACAATATTTCTTTTTGTCGAAATACAAAGAAAAATCTTTTTGAGTTGTTTTGTCCATCTCTCAGATTCGTTTTTGTCTACTTAACTATGGAAGAACTCAGCCCACGAAACATCCCTATTATCACTCCGAAGAAATCTAAAGCCTCGAAAGCAAAACAAACATCTACCAAGACATCAAAGGCAAAGAAATTGAGCTCTACGATTATTATCAATCTATGTGTCAATGGAGAAGTCGAATTATCTGAAGAGTTCGACAGGAATGCATTTATCGATGAAATACAGAAATCCTCCAATATTCAAGAAATAAATGTAGATGTGAATCAATTCATCGCTATGGATAAGGACAAGATAAAGAACTTTAAGAAAGCCTTTAATTTTCTACGTACGGTGACTAATGAATCCCCCGAGGTATTTCGAAGCAAGAAGAACTATGCATTTCATACCGAGACCGGAATACAACTGATTTATCTCTCGAAACTGGCTATTCCTCCAACGACGATGCAATACCTTAAAGAGAGTATTTCTATTTGCATCGATGCCCGTCTCGCATATTATGTTTCTCAATATCCGTGGTATCTCGATGCTTCTCGACGTGCAGTTACTCTTTCTCATGTTTCAAGTGAGGGGCTAGCAAAAGATGTCGTGCAAGTTGTTGGAACTTTTCGTCGTGCTAACCAGGCTCTCGGATTTGCTCTATCTCCAACCACGATCCACGATGATATTGTTACCTCTCCATCAAAAGCTCCATACTTCACCTATGATCCGACAACATTGACCGACAAAAGCAAAGAATACAAATCTGAATATACATCCATTTTGACGGAGGAATGTCTGAAGCAACGAGTAGAATCCGGCAGTGGTTTGAATCATGGAATTCTTGGTGGACAACAATCAACACAGATGGCACTCGAGCGTTTGCATGAATTCATTAAGCCTATTTTCGGTAACGAGGGCGACAAGTCGCAAAGCCCAAAAGGGGAGCCGCTGGTTGAGAACATGAAATCGTCATTTGTGGTCGATACCGAGAAGAAATCATCCTCGCAATCAAAGGCAGCGGAGAAATCGTCTATCACTTTGGCTAATCTGGGGGAGAATAAAAAGTTTTTTCCGTGGACGCATCCAGAACTTGCTGATACGGGATGTATCATTGCGGGTGGCCTTATCGGAGCTTTGTTTTATGATGAGCCACGATGGGAGAAGGTCAAAGCAACTACAGATATCGATATCTTCGTCTATGGACCTGACGAGGCCTCTTCACAGGCAATGTTTCTTCTTATCACAGAGCACTTTGAATCTATTGGAGCCACCTTTAAGCATTTCTATTCCGTAGTGAGAGTCATTTTGGAAGGAGCACCAGATATTCAAATCATTTGTCCTCACGCCAAATCCCCGTTGGGAGTTCTCGTTAATTTCGACTTCACGTCTATCCAAATCGCATACCAAGGAGCCTATGATCTCGGGATCAAGAAGCATACGGAGAAGTTTATGGCCACTCCGGGATATTGCTATTTTACTCCTCGAGGAGAATCATATATGACCAGATACAATATCCGATTTGTGCGTCTCATGAAAGTCATCGAGAGAGGCTTCAATCCTGTGGCTAGCACTCGCGGTCACTATCTCTTTCCTGGAAGAGTATTTGTTTCCTCCCAATGGCGTATTACTATCGAGGATGAACCTAAGCGTGATGATGCTTGGATTCTTAACAGAACCAAGACATTAGTCTTGAGAGAGAAGCATATAACTATTGAAGATCTGATCGAGAAGGGAATCAAGAACAAGAAGGGAAAGATCGTAAGAACTTTGGATGATTTGGATATGGAACATAGCAAACTATTTAAACCTAGCGTTATCGAGAGACTTACGGCAACAGCGAAAGAAGCGGCGGAGAACTACAATTTTACTTACAGACATGCCGTGACCATAAAGGATGAAAAGGGTATAGTTCAAAGATATCCGATGACAACTAGAAAGCAGGATATGAATTGGTGCGAGACAACCCATGACAAGTTGAAGGATGACTTCAAGCCACAAGGGTCTACATTTATCCACGGTTTCGATATCTACACCGAAGGAATCAATTCTACTATTGCATTGCCAGAAGATGGCCATCCTTGCTCGGGCTTGGAACATGTCTTCTTGAGAAATATCCGTATTTTGCCTGAACAATCGACGTATAATTTGGCAGCTCCAAAAGAAACGCCTCTCGAGGTTGCTCATGTTCCATTCGAGGACTTTGTTCAGAAATACCCTGGCAATATTTGTTACAAGCCTGATTCTGAACCATACCGCAAAATCGAAGGTATTCTACTGTTCGATAGTATAGACACGATTAAGGCCAGAAAGGAGGAGTATATTCTGAAGCACAAAGAGCATATCGCAGAAATGGAGGAAAATCGTTTGAAATATTTGGCAGAGGAGGCAAAGCGTGAGGAAGAAGAAAAGGCCAAGAAAGAGGATGA